GACCTCCTGGTAGAGGCGTGCTCCGTTTTCTCCTCGAATCACGATGTCATCTCCAAGAATTGCATAACCCACCTCAGGGTGGACTGACGCAATATATTGGAGGATGGCATGGTGAGTTAGGGTGAAGACCGCCCAAGAGCTATAGGCCCCCATGGGCTGACCGGACATGTATTTCGCATGGCCAGTCTCACCTGTTGGGAGTTTATACTCATAGGGTAGTCCCACCATAACCGCCTCCCAGGCCTTCGCTTGGTCTGGCCCAAAGATGAGGCTGAAGAGTTCCTTCTGCAGTTGCATTGGGAATCGATCAGTCGCATCCTTAAGGTCAAACGAATAGAAGGTACCCTGGTAGCGATCGAGGTGTTGTCGGACGTCACCCTGGTAGGTGAAGTCACCTGGGAGATGACGAATCATCTCCATTACTGAATCATGGAACGGTTTTAGGACCGTCTGTGACCAGTAATCCAGGATGGCGATGGTTCGGGTTTTCATCTCCTTATCTTGGATGAATGAGAGCTTTCGGAGCCGCTTAGGCTCTTTAAGCTTGATCCGTCCAATGATTTTGTAGATCTTGTTATAATAAGATACAAAGTCAGGCCCGCCCAGGATTTTGAGTGCCTGGACTAGCCAATAAGGAAGTGAAAGGAATTCCTCCATACAAGTCATCAGAGCTTGTCCATTTGGACCTTGCTTTGTTGACCAATGTGGGGCTTCCCACTCTGTGAGGGGTTTCTTAAGCCCTTCCACATAACGTGGAAGGAACTCAAGTAGCCCCCCCATGGAGTGATCCTGACCATGGGGTGGTAATACTATCTAGGTTAGGTTTGATTGGCCCTTCGATCGGTCGAGAGATCGAGAGAAGTGTCAGTGCAAACTTAATCTGGATAGGTGAACCTGAACGGATAAGGCTATTCACGGGCCCTAGGGCCCGGGGTAGCCCATCCGTTCGGATTCCCATCCCATCGACAACCCGTAGGGGTTGATTACAGAGATACCGTGTCACGCATAGACGCATCGATTTCCATCGGTGCACTGTCCATGTGAGACCCCGTGTCTTTGTGTATCGATCCCAAAGGGAAAACGCGTG